ATGATGCCAGTTTGCATCAACATATTTTGATGTCGTTCTCTTCTGAATTCCTAATGTCGTTGTAGATTGATAATGAATATAAGGATAACCATAGAAGATCTTAAGATCCCAACCTCTCCAATTACCTGATGTCTCTTTCTTTGATATAATTGTATATTCAGAAGCATCTGAATTGCAGATATACCAACATTCTATTGAGAATGGTTGATTATATTCAAATCCACCAATAGCACCAAGATTAACATATTCATTTGTCTCTCCAGCATCCATGTTGAATACTAGACAATTGTTGAGTTTACCTGCTGCCCAATCAGCATCTTCCATCTTGACACAAGTACCATTTCTAGCATTACCACTTGTATCAGGAACATTTGTACCACTGGATTCATTCAAATGCAATCTTAGATAAATATCAGATCCTAGCATTCTTCTTCCTTACCTATTATACTCTCTATTAAGTTCTTTAATATATGATTAAAAAATGAGGATTTGTGCTTTCTCTTTCTAGTCTCTTTGACTTTGCCATCAGGTCCAATAAGAACTATTCCACATTCATCTTCAAGACCAAGTTCTTCATCTTTCTTTGGCAAAGTCATTTCCTCCAAGACTAGATCTTAGTAGTTTCCTAAGACAAAGTATACTGCCAAGTAACTACCATGGAGTCATCTGCACCTTTGTTGACTACAGCAAACACTTGTCTGCACAATAGAATACCTACAGCAGCAAGACTGAGCAATCCTGATTCAGTGACTGCACCAGTACCTACACCAGCAGCAAAGGTTCCTACAACAGTACAAACCTTAGCAGAGACTGATGTGAAGACTCCTGTGACTCTTGCTAGTTCATTACCCAATGCTGTATCAGTATCAGCAGCAGCTACTACACCATAGCCAATTGCAACATGATGGAATGCATCTGGTTGAGCAGCAGTATCACACATCTGCTTAGTTACAGCAGTAAAACCAACTAGAGTAGTCAAGTTCTTGACATGTCTATAGTCTTTCAGTTTACCATCTGGTCCATAGAGATGAACCCAAAATTCACCATATAGTCTGGCAGATTCTTTCTTTTTACTTTTGAAGAATTTCATATTTTTATTTCCTCCCATTTCTGGTCCGCATTTTATTCAAATGCCTTCAGTCCCACTTATTAGGTGAGAAAGGGCAAAGGAACTATGACGTTATTGGAAGCCCTGATTGGATCACTACCTTAATGTTAGCAGGGCTCTTGTCTATTACTCCTCCAGTATAAGTTATTTGGAACATTCCTATATATTCTGCAATATCACAGTTAACATCATCAATTAGACATGTGACATAACCATTTGCAGCATCATCTACTGTACAAGTTATATCCCAGGTTAGAGTACCTTCTAATGGAACCTCTCCTACAAAGTCAAACTTCTGAGTCTGGAACTTTACTTCAGTGGCAGAGACCAGACTAACCACTACTCCATCAGCATCCTTTATTCTGAACTTCAAGGATACTTTCTTCATTCCTTGTATGAGGATGAATTCTTTCTGTATGTTCATATTATTGTCCTCGATCCCAGATAAATAGGGGATTTCGTCTAGGATTTCTCCTAGACTCTTCAGGAGGTATTAGGTCTCCTATGTGGGTTTCTTACCACGAGCAATACCTTTCTTCCTTAGACAACTTGCCTTAATGAACTCATATGCTATGATACCTGCTTGTCTGATATCTCCTTTAGTCCAAGAATCAACTGATAGATCTTGAAGCACAAAGAGGTTACCAGATACATCAGTATCTAGACAATAGACAGTTCCAGCAGTTATCAATGAAGATACTAAAATCTTCACTTTGAGAACTTCACTGAACCATCCACCTACCACACCAGCATATAGACTTGATGTGAACTGATCCAGTTTCATCAAATCAGCCAATTCAGCAGGGTTCATGGCAATTATCTTAGGTGAGAAATTCTCCTTCATGACAGCAGTAACCATTGATACTAGGTTAGCCCAAGTCAAAGTTGCACCCAATGTAATCTCTGCTCCACTAGCCAGATCGCCAGCAGCAACAGCATCCAAGGCTGCAATTACAACTTGAGTCTCTTTCTGCTTGCAACTTCTGCCTACTTCTGCTACTTCTCTTTGTACCAGATCAAAAGGCATCTCACTTAGGATTGATGGATCCCAAATTGCTTTATCATGAATTTCTCTATCTACTGTGACAGAGGTATAAGTCTGGGTTTCCCCACCATCTGTTGCAGCAAAACTCAAAGGTCTAGCTCCTTCCTCTGCTGTACTAACAGCAGCAAGTGGAACTTTAGTAGTTACTTGAGACACATTTACTATAGGCATCAAGTCTCTACCAATGAGACCAGGTTGAGCAGCTTCAATGACTTTATCCATGATTGCAGTTGCAGCTTCAGGAAGAGTAATAGACAGATTTTCTCTGTACTTTCTTACCACTGGGTTCTTTTCCAGTCTAGCAAGGAAGTCATCAATATCTGCTTCTTTCTTTGAGAATTTCTTGCTCAAGGTTTCATACTCTTTCTTTTCCATGTTTAATCACTTTATTTTATTTTGTTTGTTACCAACTCTGTTCGAGATTGGATTTATTGTTCTTTCTTTTTCAATTTATATTTAGGATCATACTTGTTTATTGTTGAATGGATTTCCTCAACTAATCGCTTTGGACCTCCACCTTTCCATTGGGAGACACATTCAGAAGCTCTTGAATGAACATCTTCAAAATCAGTTAAGATCTTAGTCTTAGTCTCTTGGACTGCATCTTTGACTGCTTGTTCTTTTGATGCTTCAGCAGTCTTTGTTGCATCTAAAGACAATTGAACTGATTTCTTGAGATTCTCTACTTCTTTCTTCAAGTCTTCATTCTCTTTCTTAACTGGATCTTCCTTAGGAACTTCCTTTGCAGGTTCAGCAGATAGGATTTCAGCAGTCTTCTGTTCTTTAGGAGCATATTCACCATATTTCTCTACATGTTTATCTGCCCAATGTTTCTGGAATTCCTCGAAGGTTGCAAACTTGTCTCCTTCTATTGGACATATAATATCTGCTACTTTCTCCTTTGGATAGTATGGATATCCTTTGTATGGATAGTTTGGATACTTGTCTTTGTAATATGGATAGTATGGATAGTATTCTCCACTTGCTTCATCCTTATAATAGAATGGTTTTACATTAGCATAACCATAGTAAGGATGGACATATGGATATTTCTTTTTTAATTCTTCTACTTCATCCATATTGCTAAGTTCCACAATCGCAAATAGTTTAGGATTCTCTTCTTTCTTTTCACTCATTTTGTTTACACCTTGATCAGGTTTAATAGCGGAACTCAATTGTTCCTTGGTTATTATAATAGCAAGAGGATCTGCTGGAGTATTCGTTAGACTCAATTCATCAATATTGAAATCATGTCCTACAGTTCTACCATTCTCTTCTATCTTTTTCATCCATGTACCACAGGACACTGCATCCCATTCAGCAATTGGAAAGTCTTTATCTATCTTAGCTCTGAAGAGAATTGCTTTGACTAAATCATTCCATTCTGAAGAGACTACTTCTCCAACATGAGTATCTTGCTGATGATTAATCTTAACAGGAATCCCTTTCAATTTATCTGCTACTTTCTTAAGTTCTTCTGGAGTATAGAACACATCTTTCCATGTTCCTACTGATAGAGCAACACCAGAGATAAAGATATCTCCACCTGTCTTCTCTATAATCAATGGACTGGACAGAAAGACTCTTTCAAAATCAGCAGAATGTACATCTATCATATCTCATCACTTCTATTTAAGTCCTATCATGTTTATAAAGGTTCTTTTGGAGTTGCTATCTTACTTCTACTGAAAGACCACTCATGAGTATCTGGATCTTTCTTGGCTACAAAGAAACCTTTAAGAAACTTTCCACTAATTTCTAGGGAAATAAAGTCTTCAGAGAATTCTATTACATTCAAAGTTCCTGAATCCATGCAGTCAATATAAGTTGTTAATGGACCTACTTTTCTAAGAAGATGATTTCCTTCAATTACCATCCATGATTCAAGAACTTGAGGTTCCTCAGTTATATCTTTGAATCTAGCAAAGATCTTCTCTCCTTCCTTTGCTCTTGTAGGATCTTTGTAGATATTCAATTCTTGTTTATGATTATTGCTAAGTTTCCATCTAAGATCAAAATGAGTCTTTATCTGATCTCCATAATGACGTTGGAATACAAATGGATATGAAGATAAGTGGTCATCCTGTGACCCCTTCTCAAATATATAAGTCTCCATTCCTTTCTCTTCTTGGACCAATTTCATTTGTCCTTTCAATATCTTTCCATGAAGATCTAATGTGAAGATCTCTTCACCTCTATCTCCAAGATCTTTAGTAATGTTCAGATCTCCTTTATCAAGTATAGTCATCTCAGCCTCTAATTCCTTATTAGGATTGTAAGGTGAATTGGAACCAAGTTTACCTACATAATCAAACCATTTAGAATCTACTCGTCCTTCAGACATTGCACCTGATGGTAACTTATATAATGGATTATCTGTGAGTAAGAAACTTAGTGGTCTACTCTTTCCATCATTTATTCTAAGATAGTATTCTCTCTCAGGAAGACCTCTAACATGAACTGGACCCATCCAACTTACTTCATGTAATACAAATCCAGAACTTAGAGACATTTTCTCTTTCATATATTCTTCCCATTTCTTATAGTCTTCTGGGAACTTAGTCTTAGTCCATTCTTCAGGGAAAGGTATGACTCCCTTTGGAGGTTTGAATCCTTCCTTGATTGCTCTTGAATCTATAGTATATGGTACTTGAGTTGATGGAATCATGAATCTCCAGACTATCTCGAACTTGCCTGGAATCTCTTTCTTTGTCTCTGGATCTAGTAATGGTAATCTTAATCCTCTCAAGACTAATCGTATATAGTCTCCTTCTTTCAAAGGTCCAATAGTCTTATCTGATTTGATAAAGAATTCTTTGAAGTATGGTTTCTGAACTCCTTCTTTGAAGTGTCCCTGAGATACAATAATGAACTCTCCTTCTACTTCTACTCCTGCACCTACTCCACCTGGAGGAACTATACCATGAACTTTGAGCCAATCTTTAGGTTGTAATGCTTTCCACTCTGCTCTGAATCCTTTATTGATCTCCCATTTATCTGGAGTAACAGGTTCTTCAGTACTTCCACCTACTACTTCAAATCCAACAAGATGATCATTCCATTCAAATCTACAATCAGTATGTTGACTCTTTCCTCTGATGTGAGATTGCATGACATATCTTCGTTCAGAATCCTTTGTTGGGTAAGTTGTATCTTGGAGACCATAATAATAAGGTTTAGCATAAAGACACCTGAAGCATTCAGCATACTTACATTTAATTGGGAATCTAAGGTCATTCTCTTCTAACCAATATTCAGGTCTACAGAATCTTTCCTTCAATGGACAGAGAATTTTATCATAAGCATATGGACATTTAGCAAAGTAAGAGGTCTTGACTAGATCACCATCATTCAATCCTTCTCTCCATGAAGTTCCAATTGCTTCTAGTTTCTTGAACTTCTCATAGTCATCCACTTCTGACCCTTTACTTTCTACAGTTGGAAACATCCATGCAAGACTAATCAATTTATCAGATGGATCTATATAACTTATAACCTGAACAGGTCTAATTGCTAAGATTTCTCCTATCTCCAATTTCAATGCTGTAGAATAAGATGTTCCTATCTGAGCAAGACAAGTACCATGAATATTTTCTACATTCTTAAAATCCTTAGATCTCTCATATGGAATCTGAATTCCACAGATATAAGTGTACTGATCTAGAGGTTGTCCACCTGACATCTTAGGAACTCTTTTCATTATCATAACATCTATTTCTTTCAAGTTCTTTATCTTAGCCATCTCTGTACTTCTACAAGACTTGGGACCTGAACATCTGTAAGAATATGTTCCTTTATCATCTTTGACTACTGCTCCTTCAGAGAAAGGTTCTGTTCTTTTCTTGAATACTGCATCCTTGAATTCTTTCTCAGAATGAACTATAGTGGAAGGAACTAATTTGAAATGCTTCATCCCTTCAACTATCAATTTCTTTAGAGCATCATATCGTTCAGTATATCCTTTATCTGCTAAGATCTCATTATTGAGATAAGTAATATCATGAATATGGAATACTATTCCTTCATCATCTAATTCTTTGACAGTAGAAGTAATCCATGGAATCATATCTTCTCTTCTAAGAGATTTTCCATCTTTGTATTCCACCATCTCTGTATGAATTATATAACTTCCTCTGATACCTTCTAGAAGTTCTTTAACTGATTTCTTGAATACATCCTGTCTATCCCGAGCACTTTCTTCAGTAAAGAATCTAACTTCATTTCCTTTCCTATGAATCTGGAAGTACATTCCATCAAACTTCTTCTGGACATAGACAGTATTCTGAATATGCTTAGAACCCCATTCAGTCCACAATTCATCTACATTCCAGATCTCTAAGAACTTAGCAGGTTTCTGGTTTAGATGATATTTCAATAGTTCAATATCAGCACTAAGTTCCCAAGGACTCATCTTTCTTGGATTAGGATTCTTCTTATAAGTTAAATCATATAATGGATATGCCCAACCAACGCTTGGACCTTTAGGATCAAAAGTGATATGAAGTCTCTTCTTGATCTCAGGATCTTCTATCTGATCAAGAATCATCTTCTCTACTCTTGGATCATAAGTTCCTCTGACTAGGATATCAATATCATGGAATTCAGATATTGGGATCTTCCCTTCATTAGCAATATGACCTATAATAAAGACATATGGAGGGAACAATTCATTGGGAATCTCATCTGGAAATGCATCCAGAACATTCTCTAATGTAATCTCAGTAGGGATCATCCCTTGATCCCTTTCCTCTGTAGATCCTATTTCAAATGGAAGATTAGGTTTCTTCTTTCTAGGAGGTTTCTTTCTAATAGATGGATTAACTATTGGTCTCTCTTGCCATACTGTAGATTCTCCAGGAGGAACTACTTCATGACCAGGACGATGTTTAGGAATCTCAATATGTGGAGGAGTTTCCATTCTTGGTCCTCTTGGTCCTCTTTCAGATGGAGTTATTGGAGCTTCACCTGTATCACCTGGATCTGGCATCTGGAAATGTCTTCCTTCTATTGTAACCCAATGCCAAAGTTCTACAAATGCTAGTCCCTGTGGAGTTGGATATTCTATAACTTGCAATGCACTCTTCTTAGTTAGTTCATCATCAATTGTATGTTTGATTCCTCGCTTAATCATTTCATTCCAAACAAATATGTGAGCATCTATGACACTCTCACTAATCTTCAATTTATGTAGAACAAAGTCAATATCTTTGACTTGACTATCTGAGATTCCTTCTAGGAACTTGGGAGTAATATCTCTTGGATCAACTGCTGTATCTACTTTAAAACCTCGTCTCTTCATCTCTTCATGAATCTTATCTTCTAGATCTGAGACTACTTTGAGTTGTTCTTCTAGGGATAGATCTTTAAATTGAGGAGACTCAAATCGTTTACCTGTCTTCAGAGTAACAAGCCAAGCAGATACTATTCTATGGTCATCTAACAGAACTTGATCACTCATTTTTTCTGGATCATAAGTCTTATAATCTTGAATCAACCACTCTTGTTCTCTATCCATAGTATCTAGATAAATATGACTAAGTTTCCTTCTCACAAGTTCTTGTAATACTAGATTGTGTAATTCTAGATTCTTATTAAGATGAGAAAGAAGGTGTTTACTTTCCAATTCCTTAACTTCCATCTTCTCAAAGTCTAGAACAAAAGTCTTCTGAGTATCTTCTTCCATTCTACTTTCCTCTCAATGATCTTATAACATAATCTATTGTTACTGGCTCTGCTCCTATTGTTAGAGATGTCAACCATTCTGTACCTTCCAACTTATGTTCAATCTCCAAAATAGACAACCATTGATTAAAGTTCTCATTTGGAACTTGGACATTAATTAGAAATGAAGGAACAAAGATAACTGATCCATCTATCTCAATTGGAGAGAATGTTAGAACAGGATCTTTATTCATTAGTACCAAAGTCTTTGCTTTTAATTCACATTGATTATCTGATAACAGAGTTGTATCCTCCACTGGTTCAGACCATCTCTTTCCATATTTTGCTATTGAAGTAGTATCTTCCCAAGTTCCAAAGAACTTAGCAGATCCAAAGTGTAACCAATCTATTAATAGATAATCTGTGGCATGGAAGAAATCTGTAGTGATTGTGAATTCAAATTCAATACTTTCTACTTTTCCCACTGGAGTTGCAGACCATCCTTTGTTATTAGCATCGGGACCAATATCGATAGAGAATGTTGCCCAATCTCCTGCTCCAATTCCTGAGAATTCTCCTCTATAAGTCTTTGAACTTCCATCCTTACAGACTAATTTGATAGATATCGTAGGTTTAGATCCTTCTCCTGAACTTGGTTCTTGAATTACTGATCCAAGGACAAATTCTAATTTAGTTGGAGAATCAGGAAGTTCAAGGTCTAGACCATCTGGATATTCAGCAATTGGAAGAGTGAATCGACTAGAGAACTTCTCTTGGATTCCAGCAGGACTATAACGGTAATAGATTGTGAAATTATTAAAACATCCTTGTTGGAATAATCCCATACCAGTAAGTTTCCATTTCACAAAGAGATCAGTATTTACTGAACCAGTCTCATAACCATTTGGATCTACTTTAGTGTAGAGTTCTTCATATTCATCTGCAATCTCATTTTCAGGAATAGTGAGTCTTGTATAACTACCAGATTCTCCAAATTTCCAATATATTTCTGCATGACCTTCTTGTTCTTGATAACATCCAGCTCTATTGAAGAGAATTGCTTGACCTGAAGGACATGAGAATTGGAAGGTTACTTCTAATGATCCTGGTCCAAATAGAACAACATAGTGACACCATCCATCAGGATGATTCCATCCATACCAATCAATTGGTTGGGGAGCAACAAGAACTTTGACTGATTTTATTCCTGCTTTAGGAATAGGAGTTGTAACTAGACTTAGAACACTACCATAGAGTCCTTCCCATCCAACTAAAGATCCTTCTGTCCAAGAGTCTCCATCTGATGGATACATCTTAGAACTATCTCCAAAGATATCAATTGCATTATATAATGGAGTTAGATCATCTTCAATTGCATATTTATTAGGATACAGAGTTGTCTTTACTTTCCATTCAGTAGAATCTTTTTCATGACCTAGAAGAACACCAGGAGGAATCTCTGTTGCTTCCATACCACGTTCATCATCTGAGTCATAAGAATTCTCCAAGATCTCTTGGAATACTCCCAATGGATTCTGACCAGTAAATTTCTTAGTGAAGTTAGTAACTATAACACCATTGAACCACTCATCAGGGAACTGACTTTTCTTTACTTGAAGAAGACCTGCAAGATATTCATCCAAGATAGTTTCAGCATTAATATTCGCATATCGTTTATATAGAATCACTGGAGGTTTTATCAATTCAGCAGAGAATCCTTGTCCATCTATAATTATCTTCTGAGTACCATACCCTGCTCCAGTGTAATCTACTTTGGAGATTCTTCCAGCAAACATCTTATTTCTAATACCTGTTCCTAACTTACCCATCCAAACAAGCATATAATCTGATACTTCAAAGTCCATTGGATTATCAGTTGAATATTGGAAGTTCTCATTGAAGACAGTTATCTCACTAGAGTTGACTCCTTTATTCAAAGTCTGAAGTTTGACATTCAGACCACTTATTGTCTCTGAAAGAGTTCTCTTTTCTTTTTCTGATAAGATACAGTAATCAACTTGGATGCTAGAGTTTCCAGATCTTGTTAATCTAATACCATCTCCATATGGAGTACAGACATGAGAGAATCTTCCTGAAGTTGTGTAGGTTTCAAGTTCATACCAACTTCCTCCTATGTTAATTTCTAACTTTAGAGATCCTCCTATTCCTTCTTGATCAAACTTGACTCTTGTGTGAATCCATGTCCAGTCAGATACATTCCAGTCATAATCTAATGTTGCCTGGGCTCCAGTAGCCTTGAATTCAATTAGATCTTCATATCTTAGACAATTAGAAATCGTCCAATCATCAAATCTATCAGAATACTTAATGGTATCTGGAAAGATCTCAACAAGAGGAGCATCTCCAGTCTCATCTTCTTCATAAACAAGTCCAAATTGAGCATATGGATTTCTTCCAAGATAAAGATAAAGTAAAGATCCCAAGACCATTAGATCTAGATAGCCCCAATCTCCTTGACCAATTGAAATACCAATAGATGCTGGAGATCCAACATCAATTAGTTCTGTTTCTGTCCAGACTACTCCAGAATCTAAACTTTCTCGACAATATATTTTCCCATTGGTTGCTTCTTGGTAAATTCTAAAATGTTGAGAAGAAAGAATACTAAGAACAGGTTGACTTCTAGTACCACAAGTATAGGAACTAAGATCCTTAACTGTTCCCCAATTTAAGATATCATATGGATTACTAGACTTTCTAAAATAGATATGAGTAGGAACTGGCATAACTCCTTCTTGAGAAAAATAAATATAAACAATTTTTCCATCAGGAGTAACTTCAAGATCCAATGCTCCACACATACTTGGATCTCCAATATTTAATGGACTAGATTCAATCAAATTGACAGTCCCTACAGTCCATGAAGGATAAGAAATCTTAACTGAATAAACTCTCTTAGCATATCCTGCTCCCGTAGTATCAAAATGAGCCAAGAAAACTACTAATAAATTGTTATCTGGATCGACAATAGCACTTCCAGAGATCTTAGAATTGTTGAGTAATGAGATAAGTCTTGTTTTTGTCCAAGAAAGACCAGATGGTGATCTATACCAATCAAAACTATTACTCCCTAGAAAAATATGGATATTAGAATAATTATCAAGTAGAATTGTTAAAGAACTAGAATAGATTCCTGAAGGACTAGTATCAACAATAGATGCAACAGACCATGAAAAAGTATATCCATTTTTTGTTCCTTTAGAATAATAAAGTTTACCATCTAATCCTAGATAAACAAGATGAAGAGTATCATTGGAATCTTTTGTAAGTGAGAATGTATTTGAATAAATTGATAGATTCTCAGAAAGAAAAGTCTTTCCATTGTTGATACTATAATAATGAACAATTTTATTATCGGCAAAACTAGTAAAAACATGAAGAACAGTATCAGAAGTTCTGATAAGTCTAGTTTGTAATCCTCCACCAATACTTCCAGTTAGTGAAGAGATAGTAGTTAATCGCATTACTATACAAGTCCTTCATCTTTCAATGCTCTAACAATCGCTTTTCCTGCAAGTTCTGGTTCTGGAACATAGACAGTAATATTAATAGGAGATGTTCCTCTAGGAGTCACATACTCTCCAGCATGAAGTAGATAAGGACCAGTCTCTGAGATAAATCCACCTTTCTGTTTTGATGGAAATGCTCCCATTAATGCTGCTCCTCCTGCAATTGCTGCTGCTGCTGATGCTGCTATTATTGGAATAGCTGTTCCCATTGAAAGAGTTCCAATGAAAGCTGAATAAGCAACATAAGCAGCTATCAAAGATCCTGCAAGAACCATTATTGCTGCTGCTGCTGTTCTAGTAGGTCCTGATAGAGCATTTAAGATTGTAAAACAAATTGCAAAGCTACCACCTGCTGCTGCTGCTGACATTCCAGCTATAACTAAAGTTCCTGAAAGAGTAGTTAGGGTTAGACCATGTACACGAGCTGCAATAGTACTTAGAATGTGAGCATCTCTTAGATGAATAATAGCAGGAATTAATTGAAGGAAATTCATTGTTAAAAGGAAAGTTCCTTTTGTCAGATCAACTTGACCTGTAGTCATTCTCTGTCCAATATCAACTAGTTGAACTCCATTTGCAATAACACTTGCAAAACTTAGTGATAACATTCTAAATTCAGAAGATGTCTTAAGAGCCGAAGATCCACTCTTTGTGGTTTCTACTCCTAATTTTGCTTGAGCAATTCCTAGATCAGATACTGGTGCAATTCCAGCTTTACTTGCTTCAGCAACATTCTGTGCTTCCTTAGCGTAATCTCCTTGTATCGAAGTAACATTTTCTAGTGAAGATCCCAAACTTGCAGTATCAATTTTAACTTTAACAGCAGAATTAGCAAAATTATATGCTTTCTCTGCAAGCCAATCATATGATTGTCCAACTTTCACATTCTCTGCTTCAACTTCTTTTTCTGAAGTAATGATTCTAGCAGAATCTCCAATAATAGATGAAGACATAGCATTTCCAGAGGTCTCTACTTGGGTAGAAGTAGTTAGAGCCGTTGCTCCTACTCCACCTAAAGCAGTTTGGATTCCCATACTAGAAGTTCTAGTTACTATTTCTGCATTAGATAAAGAATTCTTAAGAGCATCAAATCCCGCAGGATCAAATGATGTCTTAATTCGAATCTCTATTTCCTTAGGCATTTTCTATTTCCTCTTTATTCTTATACCATTCTTTCATTTTCTGGAATTTAAGGTCTCTACCACCAGTCTGAACAAACTCTAGAGCTTTATTGACTATCTGAAGATTCAAATGAACTTTCTCAATTGGAGTAAGATCTTGGATCTCCAGAATCTCAGTTGGCAGAAGATGCAGATGAATCGCTAGGAGTCCTGTTTCCAACATTAGGTCTTGGAGGAAAGAAGTCTCGAAAAAATTCTTTTACCTTATCTGGATCCTCTCTTAGAGGTTTGGTGATTTCACCATAGATTACTATTGTCTCTGCTTGATCTTTTAATAGATCATCTACAAAGATACAGTTCTCTGTTGGGACATCAGATAGAGGAGGATCTTTAACATATTTCAAAAGAAGTTTTCTCATGACTTCTGGCTTGGAGACTTCCTTAGCAAATTCCATTTCTTTCTTGGTGAGATCTGCTCCAGCATCCTTCCAGTCCTGCATTAAAGTGAGGATATCAGGAACCTCTATCTCATAGGTTCCTCTGAGACCTTCTACTTTCTTCCTTCTCTGAGCATACCAAGTTTTAGAATCCATTTCTAATTCACCTAAGCATATGCTGTTGAGATTGTGTTTACTAGTTCTATGGAAATATCATACCCAGAAACTGAGTCATAGAATACTTCAAATGGACATTCAAGTACAGCAGGTTCATTCTGAGGAGCAACATGTGCTACAGCATTCTTTAGAATCACTTTTGGAATTATTATCTTTAGAGTATAATAGATTCCTGAACCTATCAATGCTCCAGTATAATTTATCTCCAAAGCAAATTCTGTTCCAGCAATGAATCTAGTGAACATTGCATTGTCAATGAAGTACATGCTAAGTTTTCCTGATATTACTCTTCCACCAATTCTTTTGGTATCCATGAATCTAGAACCCAGAGATCCTCTATCAATCAAGTTATTTGCTATTGTCAGTTCGGCATCAAATACTTGAACAGTCTTATCAGAACCTGCAATCTTAACTTGAGCAGTATGAAAGACAAATGGTTCAAGAGTTGAGAATGTTGGACTTTCCATAGCAATTTGGGTCTCTAATCCAAAACCTTGAAGAATACTTGCAGTTGCTTTAATTGATTCTCCTTGTGGGAAACTAAGTTTTAGAGTATCTACTAGACAACCAGTAAGTTGTCTTGCATAGACATCTGTACCAATCTTAAGAGAATAGGATGGCAACATATCATTGACTCCAAAAGTGTGTTTATATGATCCACCACTTCCAGGAGTAACAGTATCTAGACCTATTGCACCAGCAAACAACTCTCCACCATTTTCAGGTTCAAGTGGAAAGTCTCCTATATTCCCTTTAGATCTCCAGTTTCCTAGAGATTTCTTTCTTCGAGTTCTGGTTCCAACTGATTCATAGATCTTCCAGTCCTGATCAGGAATGATAGTTTCTTTAGATTCTATCCAAGTCCAGACTCCAGCACCGAGAGTTCCATAGACAGTTTCTTTTCCAATTTTGACATATCTTCCCATTTTTATTCACCTTTAATTTTATACATTCTTTCTCCTTGTATGGAGTGTGAGTTTAACACATATAATGGAATAATCTTCAGGAGTAAAAGTCTTATCAACTATTCTCCTTTCTATCCAAGCAGATTCTACCTTTCCATTTAAAGTAGGATTTGCTATGAAGGCATCTTCAATTATCTTCATCTTAGACATTGCATCTCTTTCAGCAATATCTTCTTCAAAGAATCTAGCAATATAATAAATGTCCCACATATCAGTAATATGAGATTGAGTTCCAAGTTTGGGATCACTTTCTCCACCAATGAAATCTACAATCCCAAATGGAAAGTCAGGGATCCTTCCTTTAGGAGGTCTACCTAGACACCATTTCTTAGTAGGACATTGTGCTACCATAATTGCTAAGATCTGAGTTGTTATATCAGTTACATCTGTCATTCTTATTCCTCTGCTATTCTATCTAACAATTCCTCAACTGCATCTTCTAATGTTCGTTCTATCTTAGGAATCTGTGAAGTCATCCATGCGGTTTTATCATCTAGAACTCTTCCATAGTAATACATCAAGATATCAAATCCTTCTGAGGTTGGAACTGCTTCAATACTATGTTTAAGTTTTCCAGAAGATACTGGACATACATCTTTCAAGATATCTACAATAGGGATCATCATTTGATCCCTAAAGATACTAAGGTAATTGATCCTATGATCTTCTGCTCTCATAATGAATTTGTCTACATCCCAAGTATCAATGGTTATTTCTATATGACTCATTCTGTAGCCTCTTCTGGATTTCTAGGTTCCAAGTTGAAGTATGGTTTCTTGTATTTAGATTTAATGTAAGTTTCTAGCATGGCATCAGCAGTAAGTTCATAATTAGGAGTTTGGTCTTGAGGCATAGTCTTCCTAGTTATATATCCCAATGTATAATACAATGAGATATCTTGAATTGCTTGTGGGGGAGAATCTAAAGGAATATCTTCTCCATTCTCTGCTAACTTTGCATCTATCTTTGCATCAGCATAAAGAATTCCTGCTGCTATCAATGCATCATAAGTAGCATCTCCAGGATCTATTCCTCTTAGAGATTTAACATTTGTTGGACTACAATAACCCATTTCAATATCACCTATTGCTTTCCAAAGTAATAAACCCATGCAGCCATTGTGAGAGGGAACGTGAACTTCAAAGTGTCAATACTTGTGGTAACCATCAATTGATTATCTGTATATGCTCCAATAGCAGCAAGTGCAATATTCAGTATTGTGATCGCAGAAGCTACTAATGCTAGGATGAATGGTTTATCACGGTCATTTATTTCTTCTTTCTTTTCTGTCATGTTTATTTCACCTGAGTTGATTCTGTATCTAATTCTATTCCCAAGACTTTGAGATTCTTTCTAAATTCCTCATCTGTCTTGAATCCACCAGCAGCTTTAACTGCTAAGATATCTTGTAAAGTTAATACAACTTTCTTTTCTTGTCCCCATTGTAAACGAATATGAGCCTGATCTGGATCTATTGCATGATGTTTAAGATAAAGAGCCCAGACATTCTCAATTGCTCTCTTCATGGCTCTCTTCAATGGATCAATTTGATATCTATGAAGTTCCTGAATGGCTTGAGTAGTTGTTGGTGAGAGACTTGGAGACATCAATGCTCTAAAGAATGGATTTCCTGTAGCCATTAGAAATTGATCAAAGATCCCATCTGAGATCTTATCCCAACCAGGTGATCTATCTATTGAAGTTGAGACAATCTTAGGATCAGTGGTAGTAAAATATGTCTCTCCTGATTTGGGAATCTTATCTCGATCATCATTTAATTTCTTTACTTCATCAGTAGGATGATTTGGAAGACTAATAATAACAATTGGATTTGCATGTTTCTCCCAAGCTTCAACCCCATACTTTCTCATCCTATTCATGCTCTTCAAGATATTGGGACCTTTCTCATAAGTTACAAGCATTGGTTCTACCATGCCTATACCCAGAGGAGATCCAGATCTTGGATAACATCTAACATGGATAAGATTTGTAAGAGGTGTCTTGGTTCCACTGAATTTAGAAGTTTGAATCAGAACTTTCTCTTTCTCATCAATTCTATCAACTGAAGATGGAGGGACAATCTTAGGATTCTCTATATCTGAAATATCAATAAAAACATTGTCAAAAGCAACAAGATATTCTGCTCCTTGTCTTAAGAAAGAATCCATATCAATTCTCTCATTGAAATCATTGATCAATTCAAGGGCAGTCTTTCCTGTTGGCTTGTAAGTATTAGCATATTCAGAACCCTGAACAGTAAATCTCTCAGCGATCTCTCCAGTATTGTAAAGAACTGCTTGTCTTAAAAGAGCATCTCCTTCAAGTGCTTTTACTTGCTCTTCAAAGGAAACTTCGGCTTTAATCCATCTTTCTTCAGTAATTGGAATCTGAATGATAGTAGTCTTAGGTTCCTGATTCTCTGTCTTTGTATTCTCTATCTTGGTTCTTTTCCAAAATTTAAGGTTTGGCAAAATACTTCACTCTCTATAATCTACTTATTCTTAAGGTCTTTCATCTTTATAAAGGTTCGTTTCTTCATATTATGTATCCTTTTGTTTGGATTCTTATTATTTCCTCATCTACTTCTTTCAATCTTTTCTTGATATAGTCTCTTATAAGTTGTTGTTCTTCAATAGTAGAATGGATCTTAAGATGATCATGCCATTCTGAGAAGAGAATATCTTTCTTGCAAATGGGACACCAATATTTAGAATCATTCTTTAGATCTTTCTCTGGATTGATCTTAAATGTCATGGTTGATTGTTCTCCCTTACTTCTCTAAGATATTCTTCTTGGGTTAGATATCCCTTTCTTCTTCTTGACCTACCATTGTCTCTTCGAGATGGATTGAAATCTCGATCTTCCATTTCTATCTCTTCTTAGATAATCGTTTGACTTCCTTGAGTATTTGTTCATCAGTCCAATCATAATGTATTTTGAGAATTGTTAGAAAGAGATCTTCTTCTGATAATTCTGATAAAGGAATATCTAGTTTATTAGAAAGTTCTATTATCTGGATCTGGAGACCATCTATTCTTTCTCTCCTGATTCCTCTCTTGAGATTGCCTAAGTTCTCATAATTCCAATTATATTGATCTATCAATTCTCGATTATGTTGTCTCTTTCGTTTGTCTTTAATTCGTTTGTATTTTGTTGTTGTCATCTTCACCACTCGGTAATTGGTATATTCTTGAATTTATTGGATCTCAACTTTAGATCTTCAAAATCTCTGAGAAATTCTTTCTCTGTTAGAACTACATTAGTAGTTACCTTATAATCTAAAAGATACTTATTCATTTCTCTGATACAATCAAGATAGGATTCATCCCAGAAGATATGCCATCTTGAACTTCCATCTTTCGAGATTGATCTGAATACAATTCCTTTCTCAGATCCTTGAGCAGTCATAACCTGTCTTCGAACTGCTTCCATAGTGCTACTATTCCTTGCCATGAATCTTAAAGGACTTTCACATTTATAAGTGTTGTGTTTCTCTTTATCATATTCTTCTTTCTGAACGCTACATCCTCCTCTCCCTCATCCCCTTAGGTTATATAAGGTATATAATTGTCCTTAGAGAATGAAGATATCCCTGTAGGAGTTGGAGAGGAGGAAGAGGATCTTAGATGTTATGCGTAGCATGAGGAACACCCCAACCCCTCTTCCAATAATGCCATATGGCTTTTTTTATCCTATTGTTTGATCTTCATGAATAAGATAAAGTTTATAAGCATGAAAGAACTTAGGATCTTGAGGATGAAGCAAGGTTATTATTTTTAGTTGCCATGTCATCTCCTCTCCTTGCTTTCATCCGATCCCTCCGTAGACTTGTATTAGATTGTTTTTTAAAGGGATCATCCTGTGACCACTTTGGTTTTGAATCATTCATCTAAATTCTCTCAAGACTTTTGCCCTTATCAATCCAGACCTCTTTAATCAAACTAATCGGAATCTTGCCATAGAATTTTTCACCTTCCTCTGCACAGACTTTTCATCCTTGGGATTGGTTCCTTATAGGTAATCCATTTCTATACTAAGATGATTTTCTGTAAGGAGGAATCAGAATAAGACCTTAAGACTTAAATAGGGCGGATGACATAGTATATACATAGAGGAGTGTGAGTAGGACCATGGGTGAGAAATATGATTGGGAAGTAACCAAACATATCTTGAATAAACCACATGAAGATCATTTAGATGAATTGAAGTGGAATCCAAGTAGGCGAGACAATGGTCGATGGAGACCACAAAGTTAATAAGGAGGAAATGACATATGTATATATTAGAGGAGAGTGTGAGAAAGACCATGGAATCAAAGAATGATGAAAATAGTGAACTCTCTATAACTACACAAGATTGGATCAAACTCTGTCAGAAATTAAACAAGGAATCAGCAAAGTCTGCATTTCCTTCTGTCTGGGTATTGATGTATCAAGATGGTGCAGTTATTGGAGTTAAGAAACATAGAGAATATAAGAGAAATATAAAGGAGGTTGAAACCATTGAAGTGTGAGATATGTCAAAGAGAAATGGTTAAAGCAGGAATACACCACAAGAAAGCAGGACACTATCAAAGATTCAAGTGCCAACATTGTGGAACTATTCGAGTTGATTTCAGCAAAGATCTAGGATGGACTGAGGAAGAATATAAGTTCAGTGCAACAGGAATAAGGATAGATGATGAAAGAGTCCAAACTTGATATCTTAATCAAAGATCTTGTTGATTATATAATGGAACATGCTACTAAGGATCCTATGCCAGGAAAGGAAAGAGATAATTGCCTGAATCTGGCTCAAGAGATAAGTGATAAGATTGCTACTGAAGTTCTAATCAAGTTCCATGAGAGGCAGAAGGAATGACATACCATCACTGTTTACAATATGTTTACAGTACTAATACTAGACTAGATACAACAGAGATTGGATATAGAAGAATAAGGAAGATACAGAGAGAATATGAACAACAAGGATTCTATGTTCTAGTCAACAAGAACTATAATGCAGGGATAGATATGATTGTCTTAGATCAGACAGGAAAGATCTGTAAGGTATTGGAAGTAACCAATTATAGATATCCTCAGGAATATATCTTAGACAATAAATTCAATAGGTATCTTGAAAGTCTAAACTATTATGATCAATTTCCAGGTATAGAAAAGATCTTTGTAGTTTCTTTCAAAGAAAATCTGGAAACAAGACAATTCCAGAAACTTAGTAAGAATCATATCCAAGTAAGAATTGAAGGTAAACAAGATTGATTAATATGGAGGGAATAAAAATGGTAGAAGATGAAGATTTGGAATGTAGTTATTCTGATAATGATGATGATGAAGGAGAAGAGAAGATCCAGAAGGATTGGGAAGATGAAGGTCTTCATGATTCAAAGATAGATCCTTTTCTTCCACCTGGTTATACTACTAGATTTTCTAGAACTGAGAACCAGGTTCGTCTCAAGATAACTTCAAGACCTAAGATAGGAAGATCAGATGAAGAAGTAGATAAACAATGGCACAGATTAGTACAGGAAGGATTTGATCCAAAGAAGATACAATTCAAAGAATATATCAAGAATGGTATCCTATCATGGTATGATCTAACTCCTCAATTAAGAGAGAAACATGATAGAGAAATGAAGATGTGGAGAGAAGGAAGAATATTGGTAACAGAGAAATCAAGTGATGATCTAGAATCTAATCAGAAATATGTTGTAGAAACTTATGCTTGTGAGAATGATAGTCTCAAGATAGCAAAGAAGATCTTAGAACATCTTGATATGAATAAAGTTCAAAAGAATAGAAGATTAAGGAAATGGATAATGCGAAGATATAAGACAAGAAGTTGGCAGATTAGAAGATTGAGAGGATGTGATTTATGTGGTTGAGAATAAGAAAGTAATAGAAGAACAGATCAAGAAATTTACTAGTGACTTAGCCAAAGATACAAGTGCATCAGTTGAAGCAGATAGGAATAGACTTCATATGGAAGCATTGAGATTATATAGAACTAAAACCTTACCAAAGTCTCTACGGAATCTTTGTGATCTTTTCAATTTAGCCCATAATCATGCAAATAAAAGAGGATCTAAGAAAGGAATACCCAAGATTAAACAGATAGGGATCACAGGACTACCCCTTCGAGATATCATGGAGGAACTTCATTGTTCTAAAGCAGAGGCTAAAAGATATAATCGAGCTCTCAAGATTCTTCTAATTGAAGAATATATTACAAAATTGGAACAAAGAATGCAGGGATTGAAAGTTAGAGAATGGTTAGAAGAACCAGATCCATCATACAATGTTCCAAAGAAAGAAGATAAATTGAAAAAGGAGGAAAAAGAATGAAAAGAGAAGATGATGTGGAGAAAGCAAGGAAAGAGATTCTTAGGAATTTAACTAAGGATCTTAATGACTTTGAGAAGAATCCTAAGAAATATTCTAAATACCTAGAAGACCATGAACCAAAAGGATTAGTAAAGAATCTGATGAAATATGGATCAATGGAAAAAATTAGAAAGATCTTAGGAGATATTGCAGGTCCAACAGAAAGAGAATATGATAGACTCTTTGATGATACTGAGAATGCAAAGATAAGGAGAAAGATACTTGTTAAAATGCAAGAGACCAAGAAAAAGAATTAAGACATATCTAGAGCAGATTGATTGTCCCAAATGTGGTCTTCGAGGAGATCATTTCCTTATTCTTACAGAATACAACTTTCTCTATCATATAGTTCTACATCAGAAGAAGAAATATTCTGCTCAAAAATATGCTAATCTAAAGAAGAAAGGTATTCCTGTCAATATTAGAAGAAGTAGAGCATCTCAGAATAAGATAAAGACTTGGGAATGTTATCTAGGAAAATATCCTTAGATAATATTCGTTATTTTTCCTTTTTGTTTTCCTAAGATCAAAGCATCTTGGAATGCTTGATTGAAGACATTGATCTCATTTATTATTGATGATACCTGATTTATTCGTGTCTTGGCTTTTTCACCAAATGATCTAGCAAAGTTCTGATCTTCTAGAAATGGTTGTATTAATTTAGGAAGTTCCATCTCACCATCAAATGAGAATCCATCAACACCATTTCTTATAATTTCTCCCATATCATTTATTTTTCTAACTATTACTGGCATTCCTATATTCATTGCTTCTGTCAAAGCAGTAGATGAATTCTTAGGATGTGTTTCTAAGAAGACTCTAGAATGAACAAAAAGATCTTTCCATTCCTCAAAAGATGTCTGTCTATTTGTATCTGGACAGATAATAGGGATTTTATTCTTTTGAAGAACATGTAAAATATCAGTTGTATAGAATGAATGAGAATATTGCTGTGATGGAATGAAAACAACTTTCTTATCTCCTATCCAATCTTTCTTCCAAAAATGTTTTGTGGGCATAAAATATGTAAAGTATTTCTTTCCTGGATAGTTCACTGGATATGAGGTCTTGCAGGTGTAGATTAGAGGATAGTACTTCTTATCAATAGCGAAAGTATGAACATGCCAATAAGTTACCCAAACAATAGGATAATTAAATTTAGCAAGGATATCATCCATCTTTTCTTCAGCTAAATGTTGAACGATAATCTGAACATCATAATCTTCTTTCAGAACTTCCTCATCAGTTAATACATTGAATTTAGAAAGTTCTTCAGGAAAAGGAACAGTGCATGGATCTAGACTAGGAGGATAAGAAATTGTCCAATCATATTTTGGAAACTTATCACAAACATAATACCATGAAGGATGAATAGGTCCATGGATTAATATTCGTAATCTTTCAGTCATGGTTCTATCTCCCTTATGATTCGTTCTACTGTTTTACCATCATTGATCTCAATAAATTGCTTTGTTATAGATTCTGGTTGTAGATACAATTTAGGATCTTCCCATATCTTAGAGAATATTGAATCAAATTGTTTCTCAGGACTGGATAGATTGATACTCTCTTCAAATCCTTTTCCAATGTGCATTGTTGGTATCTGAGTAATATAGAACTCTCTTCCAACAGATGTAAAACCTGAACAGACTAAAATTTTAATATAAGGAACAAAGTAATAAAGATTTGAAATCTTTGAAATAATGACATGATTATAGTTCTTGAAATATTGTTTGGCTTCAAGATAATAATCTGGATAGGAAGCAATAACATTAATCTTTCTTGAATTGAAATAATCTACTAAGAAATGGAGTTTGGGACCAATATCATCTGGATAAGGGATGCACAAAACAGATTGATCATATGGAAGATTGCTCATCAGATTCTTAACATAATCTTCTTTGTCTTTCTTGGGATTAAATAAAACATCAGATTTAGCCCATCCAACAATCTTCGAATTCTTAGAATCAGAATACCAGGGTTTCTTTCCTGCTAATAGAATTTTGTCATAATTATCCATTATTGGATTCCATCTTTCATCACCTATACCATGAGGGATAAAGAACTGTTTTGTTTGCTTCCAAATCACAGGAGTATCCTCATTGGAAGTAAGAAGGACAATGTCAATATCATTAGGAATTACTTCTATATTTCTAATCTTGGGTTCACATCTAATTATCTCATGTCCTCTTTCTTTCAATGTCTCTAAGACAGGTTCTATGGATGCTTCCCAATGAGTTCCATGACTGATATAAGTTATCTTCATTTCATCAGCTTCTTAATTTCTCTAGCATAATTATCAAATGAATGTTCATTTGCATATTTAATAGATTTCTTCTCTAAATCCTTTCTCTTTCTTTCATCTATAAGCAAGATCCTTGTTGTTCTTTTAACATTCTCAGACACAACTACTCCTGATATCTTCTCTAATTCTTCATAACTACCAGTTTCAAACCATGAAGTATTCTTAGGAAGAACAATAACCTTTCCTTGTCCTATTACATAGACAGGAGTTGCTGTACCAAAATAGGTTCTTGGACAAGAACAAAGATCACTTGCAGAGAACCATAGATCAGCATCCTCATCTGAAATTCCATGTTCAGAGAAAAATACTCTATCTTGTAATCCAAGTTCTATTACTTTATCTTGTAAATGTTTCTTCTCAGTACGTTCTCCAGAACCACAGAATAATAGAGAAGTATCTCCCCATTCTTTGAGCCATAATAAGATATCACCATAATGTTTTCCTGAAGTATATTCTCCCCAGGCAATAAGGACATACTTTGTTTTGATCCCAAGAATCTCTCTTGCCTTATTCTTATCAATCTTTATTCCTGTTCTAACAGGAGGATAGAGTAATACAAATTTATCACATTCAAACTCTTTCCAAAGATTCCTAAGAGTTTGTAATTCAAAGATTACTTTAGTACTATATTTGGTAATCTTTGCTCTCATTATCCTTTCATCTTCTGGAGTAGCATAATATCCAGCCACTCTACCTTCATGATGTGGAATAATGTACAATTTCTTATTCCAGTCAAAGATACTGGGATAATCTCTCTTTGCTGTTATTCCATCCCATTCTAAGAGAACATGATCTGATTTAATATTTGCACCTAAGGTTCTATATGGAAATGGTTTATCCATTTGAGGTTCCAATTTAACGGAGGCATAATCACAGAATTCAATTGGCTGAATATTCAATCCTAATCTATTGAAAGCAGATATTAGATAATCTGATCTTGGATATCCTCGTACAGGATAACCCCAATCCAGATTCTTCTCTCTATTCTTCAATTCCCAGAAGATAAAGGTTAGATCAGTTGGATGTTCTGTTTCCCTCTTGAAAGGATCTTTGGATGAATTGAATAACTGTATTGAATCAGAAATTGCTTGATTAAAAATTCTTCTTGTCATTTCAGGATCTAAGATCTCTTTCCCTCGTGCTTTTGACTTCAAAGACCATTCATCAGCGAATTCTTTATTTGTTATGAATCGTCTTAACAGATCTATTAATTCACTATCAGTCCATTTTGTAAATCCATCAATCTTGTCTCTAATCATAATAGAAGATTCATATTGATCCAAACAGACAATAGGCATACCAATCATCATTGCTTCTTCAACTATGAAAGATGCATATTTCTGAGAACAATCCAAGAGTACTCGATTATGGATAAATTTATCTTGCCATTCATTGAAAGGCATTATCCTCTTTCCTGTTACAATATCCATGTTAATACCTGCTTCTTTTAGAATTGGAATAATCTGAGCCATCTTGGAATGACTATATTCAGGATCAAGATATCTTTGAGCAGGAATAAGAACAGAATCAATATCTCCTATCCATTCTTTATCCCATAATATCTTACTTGGAGGAACATAGGAATATCGAATATTAGAATATTGATTATTTGAATGATAAGTGGTTCCAGAGATTAGAGGATATTTAACTTCAAGTTTGGGAAGAGGATATCCAGCAATATCGAGGAAGACAGGAGGAATAGGAAAGTCTTCAAGAATTTGATATAACTTATCTAGATACCAGATAGGAATTATCTGTGCATCAAATTTCATCTTTGTATCTTTTGGAACCACAGTATACTTGATATGATTTCTTGGAGTTTGTCCTTCCTCAAAATCATCATTAGGTTCTATGAACCATTCATGTTCTGGCATGCATTCCATTAGATAAATCCAGTAACTTGGATGTAATGGAGAATGCAGTAGAATTCGCATTTAAGAAACAACTCCTGTTATTAAAGTTACTCCTGCTATTCTCTCTATGTTTCCTATCTTACAGACTATGGTATAGTTATCAGAACCAGCAAAGAGAACTCCAATAAGGTTATTATCTTCATCTAAAATAGGACTTCCTGAATCTCCAGGTTGAGAGAACTTATTCCCTTGAATTAAGATACAATCTGTGAATAGACCCATTCCTCTTGAATATTGAACTTGTCCACTCCATGATGTTGAGATAACTTCTCCAGTTGTAACTTCTGATGTTCTACCACATTTTCTAACTATTTCTCCAACTGAGATTTCTCTCTTTCCCTTTATTGTTCCAAGATTCAACACTTCGGGAAGAAAGTCTATTGTCAATTCTGCAAATGAGATGTCAACTAAGTTATATAATTCCTTGGGTCTCCAAATCTTTCTCAGGAAGAAGTTTCTATATGGACATTTAAATGATATAAAATTAAGTTCCACTCCAAATAGAAAAGTTCCAATCTTATCATCAAGAGTTCCTAAATCATAAGGACTTGGTTGCAATATAGGATCTCCTTTCTGAGCATTATTCTCTCTTCCGAAGCAATGCATATTTGATGCTATTAAAATCTTATCATCTTTTCTAAAGAATGCAGAGATCGTACAAGCAGTTGATTGGTAATGAGTTCCAGAGATACCAGCAACAAGGGGTCTAAATCTATCTCTAGGACTGAGAACTTTGATCTTGATATTCCTTCGCTTTCGTGACAAGAATAGATCTCCTATAAAGCAGAAGGTATATCTTTTAACACTATGAACTTTAATTTAATCCCATTGATTTCTGTAGGAAGACTCTTCTTATCAGCATCTTTATGGATATAGACCTGGAGATATTCTTTACCATTCTGTTTAATTGTCTCTCCATCTATTCCTATTATCTTAAACTTCTTTCTAAGATCCTGGAAGATTTGTGAGAATTCCTTTTCAGATTTGAATGCTTTCATTTTATATCTCTCCTAATTCATGTAATATTTTATCTCTTCTAGTTAAGAAGACCTTCTCTTCTTCTTTTGGAATCTTAATGAAGATTGTTCCTGTAACTTCATTATTCTTTTCAAATGCTGCTAACATAGTAGCATCACATAGATCTACTCTATGACATTTCTCTGGATGATAATCTTTGAATTCTGATATTAGATCTTCATGTTGTTCAGGAATCTCAAAGTTCCCTGAATTCATTAATCTCCTAAGATTCTGGACCAATCTTCCTTTCAAGTGGAATTCTTCTGGACTAATTATCTTATAAGGAGTAATCAAAGTCTCTTGGACATAGAGACAAACCTTTGGAGGTTGGGAATCAACATTTACTATTGTTACTTTGAAGTCAGCCAAAGTTCTATTGATCTCATCAATATTTTTCTGAATGTCTCCATTATATTCTTTTGCATAAAGAATCTTTCTCTTCTTCTGAATCTTCTCTAAGATCACTAAAGCAATCTTATCCCTAGCACCTTCAGATAGATCTAAACCAGCGATAGTCTCGCCACCTTCTTGAAATGCAGGACCTATCTTAATACATCGTTTAATTTCTTCTCTAAAGATGAATTCTGTCAAAATATTAGGAATCTCTCCTAAGACTGATATTTGCCATTCAGGAGAATTCTCACCTTGATTCAATCTCTGAGCCTCAATCTTTGCTTTATTCCAAGGACAATCAAATTGGGTCCAGTGATATACCTTCCATAGTCTGGAAGAAGCATTACTATAATATTCATTGAAAAGACTATTTCTAGCAGGAGTACTGATTAGAACAACTCTATCTATTCCTTTTCCATTGAGATTATTCCAACAGTTCTTTACAATCCAATCTTTGACCAATCCAGCCTCATCAATAATAACAAGGTCTGCTTTCTCTCCAGAAACTTGTTTGGAAGTAGCAACTCGTATCTTACATTCACTTCCATCTTTGAAAGAGAATCCTCTTTCAGCTAGATCAAAGATAGGACCAGAATGCTCAAGATCAGATACTAGTTCCTGATGTTCTCTTCCAAATTGTCTAAGATAATCTAATAGTTTCTTTGATTGAGCAGTTACAACAAGAACAGATATAGGTCTTCCAATCTTCTTAGGAAGTTCTTTAAGAAACCACATTACAAGAACTGCTACAGAGAGAGTCTTTCCACAATTATTACCTGTACATAAAAGAATATGTTTAATATCTAAGTTTTCCATGTCTTTCAGAAAGATCTCAAGAGGAGTAGGAGGATTATAGGTGGTCAAGAATCTATAATAGTCAATGAGATCTACTGGAATCCCTTGTGGAATAGACATTTCTCCTTGACCTCCTTAGGACATCTGGCACATATTTTCTTTCTAAGAGACTCTGGTTGAGGATATTTGATTGCTCTCAATCCATTCCATGATTCAAAGATACATGATAAGAAGTTCTCCATATCATCTAAAGAAGAAACCTCATCTTCCATCATGAAACCATTATCCATAGAAGAATGGAATGTATTCTGAGAATACCACTTTACTTTATGTTTATAGTATAGAACATATCCAAGTTTAGTCAGATAAGGTTCCATAATCCAAATATAAAGTTGTAATTGGAACTTAGCCTTTTCTCGTTCAAAGAGATATGGACGATTCTTAGATGTAGTCTTAATCTCAATTAAAGAGACTTTCTTACTTTGAACCTTTCCATCAGGTCCATATTCATAGATTATCTCTAGATCATCAGGTCTTCCAGCAATTACATGTTCTCCAAGAATTCTTTCAAAGATAGAATTTGATAATCCAAGATGATAGATAAGAAGTTCCCGATCAAAGGTTGTTGATTTTCTTACTAGTTCAGAATGCATTTCTTTCCCTTTCTCTCGATACTTGGAAGTACCTTGAGCAGGGATTGCTTTCTTGAGACATAGAATCTTTGCTCTTTCCTGGCAATTGAGAATCTCAGTTAGATCAGATACTCGAATTCTCATATCTTCTTTACTCTCCTTCTTTTCAAGAACTTAGCAGTTATTCTTTGAATCCTTCTTGCTAGTAACATAGTATTTCTCTGAAGTTTAGAATAACTCAATTTGATAATATTTCTTGAGATCTTAGGATAACCAAGTAAAATATCTCCTATGACATACATGATAAAGAATGCCATCAATTGAACTGTATCTGAGAAACTCATATTCTCTTTCAGAAGTTTGTATACTGTCTTCTTGAAGTCTTCAACTACAAAGAGATGTTCTTTGAGATCTTTGAAGAAATTCTTACTTGATTTATCTTCTAGAGTCAAAGTTTCAAGAATCATCTTCACAAAATCTATTTGTTTTTCTTCCATTAGAGATAAAGTTTCCAATAGAGATTTGGAAGTATCCAATTGAAGATGAGAATCTAGATTCAAAGTTTCTGTTAGAAATCTAAGGAAAACTATGCTTCGATTAATCTGATCTAGAAGGGTCAAGATCTCTTTGAGTTTCTTATCAACTCTAAATATTCGTTTATCACTGAAACTAAGAACCTGAGATAATTTCTTCATTGAAGTTAAAGTTTTGGAATCAACTAAATTCAATGTATCTTTTAGATTCTTTCCAACTTTGAGAAATCCTGATGGAACTTTATAAGTAATCTCAAGTTGAGGTGGTGAAGGAGGAGAACCAGGATAATCAAATGAATATCCACCAAGAAGTTTGGAACCTCCAAACCAGAAAAATGCCATTGAATTTCCACTCATCCATGCACTTTGATCTATTATCTCCTGAGCAATCGTTTTAATATCAGAACTAGTATACAATACTCCAGAATTCCAAGTCATAATAGACCAAATTGCTTCAGCAGTAGTTCTAGGTCTATTATCATAATCTGTTATTGAAGCAACAAAAGTTGAAGCATTAGGTGATTTCTGTCCTCTGATCAGAGTATTATATGGAGGATACCATTCATCTGGTGTATAATTAGACTTAATTTTCAGATAAGCTGATAAAATAGTTGCTCCCTTTGGAATTTGAATATTTTGAAAACGCATTCCACTTTGCATTCCTGCTCCTTGTTCAATTATATCAATCAATTCTACTGAAGTAGGATATCTTGTACAATCATCACTATATAAATTGACCTGAACATTGATAGTATTTGGAGGATCATAGAAAGGTGGAGTATTCAAAGTCAATGTCAAGGTCTCAAGTAATTTCTTAGTCTCAATTAGATTTCTTGTACTTGTTAATATCAAAGATTCCAAGATCTTCTTTCTAAATTCTATCTTAGTCTTATTACCATAAAGGAATAAAATTTCTTCTAATGGTGATTTAGTGAATAAGTATTTACGATTACCTACAAGATGTAATGTCTCAGGGAATGTTCTCTTGTATGTTACTATCCTAGAATAGACATCAACTAGATGCAATGTCTCCTTCAATTGCTTACTAATATCTTTCTTGAGAGAACTTGTTAATGTCATAGTCTCTTTCAATGACTTAGAGAATGCTTCTTTCTCTACATCAGTAAGAGTTATTCCTTCTGGCAATGTTCTCTTGTAATCTACTTGTCTTGATAATGAATCCAACAAGGATAGAAGCTCAGTTAGTTTCTTATCTATAGAATATGATCTTGCATTAACCAGATGAAGAGTCTCTAACAATGGTTTATAGATATCAAGATTTCTAGCATCTGATAATGCTAAGTTCTCAAGTAATGGTTTGTAGAGATCAATCTTCTCAATATCAGACAAAGATAGATTCTCAGTCATAAGTCTAATAAATGCTACAGTTCTAGCAAAAGAGTCTGACAATCCTAGAGTCTCAGAGTATAACCTAATGAAATCAATTTGTCTAGAATAAGCATCAGCCAATCCAAGGGACTCATTGTACTGTCTAATAAAGTCAACTTGTCGTGAGACTACTTCAACAGTTCCTAAGTTCTCTGATAATGCTTGAGTAAAATCTAATGTCTCAGTTCCAGATCCACTATTATATCTTGTTGTTACTTCAGCAGCACTCAGAACTTTATTATAAATTAGAACTTCATCAAGAGATCCTTTGTAACAATAAATAGCATTATGTCCACCCAATTGACAATTGATTGTATTGATCCAGGTATTAGTTCCATTACTATTTTGATTTGTAGTCATTGCAACTGGTGAGCCATCAATATAAAATATAATACCAGTTGACAATCCATTTCCATTGTAAGTAACTACAAGATGATGCCAGTTTGCATCAACATATTTTGATGTCGTTCTCTTCTGAATTCCTAATGTCGTTGTAGATTGATAATGAATATAAGGATAACCATAGAAGATCTTAAGATCCCAACCTCTCCAATTACCT